ATTAATTGATCAACAGTAGATTGCAAAAAATTTACATTTGCAGTTGTTCTAAAAAATCTTGGTAAAAGTTTTGAAGATTTTCTACGATTGTTTCCTGGGGTTGGCAATGCCATATCGTTTTGATTACTATTCGACATTAGTAACTATAGCCTCCGCTTGATGAGCTACTTGATCCAGATGAACTAGATGTGCTTGAAGATGAAACAGAATTACTTTGAATTCCGCTATTGGTAGCTGAAACAGAACTGATAACTTTTCCACCTGATTGTATTTTTACAGATGTTATTTCATCAATAATTTCTATATCTGCAACAGTTGCGCCGCTTATGAATATTTCATCAGGTTCTGATTTTATTTCAAACAAACTACCAAATGTTTGATCTGCTTGTTTTGGTACTATAACAATACTTGCTAAATTTGGAGATAGGTTTTGCATAATGTAAGTGCTTAGTTCTTGGAAATAAAATGTATCTCCAAAGTCCCAATTTTCTGAACTAAAGAATCTATTAATATTTTCTATTACTTGAGATTTTAATTCGTTGTCATTTAATACTAGATCTGGGTTTTTAGTAATTTTAAAACTTACCTGTAGATCTGGCAATGCTTTTTCTCCAAACAATACTTTATACTTAACTGGATGATAAACAACTTCATCACTAATTGATTTAATTTTGTTTATGTCTTGGCCATAACTTCTAAATAATGAATCAGTACTAGGAGGCAGAGGTTTTGTAGCAATCTCGCCTGACAACCAAAGTCTAACTTGCGAATCATAATTTCTTGTAAGTGCATAAACATCAATAATATTGCTAACGCTTGGATCTATTCTTTGATTGCTATCTGCAACATGCACATAATAGAATTTAAATTTATCTCTGCCTGTAAATGCTTTATAATTACTAATAGTTACAAAACTATTTGTCACTTTATTAATTTTTTTGAATACATCTAGTTCTGAAATATAAAATATTTGACCATCTAAATATTGACTCCAAGCGCCAATACTTGCTTCATCTTCTACAGATAGTATTGTATCATTAGAATTATCAAAATATTTGTATGTTTCAATACCTTCTCTGCTTACTAACTTTTCTTGGAAAATAATTTTGTTAAGAGGATTTATACTAGGTGCAATTATTTCTTCAAATAAGTCTATATCATCTGCAATTCCATCATCATCGGAATCAAAGAAATCTAATTGTATTTTCTTAGTATCTATGTAACCATTTTTATCTCTAAATGCATCAGTAATATACCAAGTAAAATCTCTTGTAAATGGCTGTAGGCTATCAGGCTGGGTATTAATAGACAAAATGTCTAGTTTATCTTTTAATAATTGTCCTGTTTTTGAATCGTAGATTTTATCTCCACTATCATAATAAAACTTAATTTCACTTTCGCTTTCAAAAATATATCTTAGATTACGATAGGTAATTTCATAAGTTTCACTATTTGTTTTGAAAAGTAATAACCAACTAGAGTCTAGATTTTCTGCACTAATATTTCCTGCTTTACCTAAGTTAAAATCATTAACAGTATTAATATTTTCAGCAAGAATAATTTTCCATATACCTTCTTCTTGATCAAACCTTAGTCCAAAGTCGTTGTACGCAAATGCTTGGTCAATTATTTGTGATATTAGATCATCTTCTAGTGTATTTGCAATAACAGGTCTAACTTCTGTAAGGATGCAACCATCTGGTACTTCATCATTTAAGAATATAGGACCTAAAGATCTACTAGTATCTGTTCCGTCTCTATCTACGCTAACAATGCTTGTCCAAATATAAGTTTTTGATCCTATATGATTGGCTTCGCCTGCCATCAATTTATTATTACTCATAAAATGGAAACCTTCGGGAGCATTAAATTTTAGCATCGTTCCTTTTTTCAAGAATCGTAAATTGTTTGCAGTGTATAAACCTACCTGATACTTTGAGTTATCTGTATCAGTAAAATACCCTGTGTTTTCATTTGTGCCACTTGTTTGCTGATTCCATTTTGCATTTAAATCAATTGCACTTATTCTTGGATAATTTTTATAATAGAAGTTTTTAATATTTTGGTTTCTAATAATAGGAATAATTGTATTATACACAGCACCTTCAATATCAGTTTGTGTTGTGAAATTGAATTTAGCTTTATCTAAAAATTCTTCTCTGTATAATAAACCATCATTAGCATAAAGATTGGTATTACTATACTTTCCTGTCACATCTTTAAGATCAAAATATCTACTAATTCCGCTTGAAATTCTATTAACTGATTTTACTTTTAGTATATCTTGACTTACACCTAGAGGTCCAACATTATAATCTTCAGCAGTTACTAATCTGTTTTGTGTATAATATGTCGCCGGTGCATTTTGTTTAATACTTGCATTAGTTTCTGCAGGAGCACTATTACTCACTGCTGATTTTAAACTAAATGTAAGTGTTAGTTTTTCACTAGTTCCTTTTCTGCTCACGTAAGGAATAGTAATATTAATATTTGCCATACCTTGCGGTGTAATGTTTAAAAATCTATTTGCACTTGTTCTATAATACACTCTATAATTACCACTAGGTATATTTCCAAATACGCCGTCAGCAAAAACTAGATTTATTCTATCTTCAATTCTTGAACTTACTGCATATACATTTCTAATATTTTTAAGCAAACTATTGTAGATGACATTATTGCCTTCTACAGCATCTACCTTTGTCCATAATTCACTTTCGAATCCGTTTAAATCTAAACCATACAACCAAACATCACTGTTGTTAATATTAGTACTGTCTATGCCTACTATTTGATTAGGTGTAGGATTATCAACTTTAAACTCACCTCTTTCGAGCTTGCCTTGACGGAAGTGCATAAAGAATCCCGTGTTTGAACTGCCTGCACCTTGGCCATCGTCTCTGTACAAGAAACTAGGATTGTTTGCAGGTAAAGGTGGTTCTTCTACTATTGAATTTCCGCTGATTGCAGTAGATACTATTTCAAATTTTGTAGTTTCACCTTGTATAGCTTTTGAAAATGAATAAACAGGCAAACCTGTATTCAAACTATTAATTTTGTATTGCTCTGTAGGCACGCCGTCGATTTCTGCACTACGTATAGGTTGTCCAATAGGATTACTTACTGGTAATGTATTGTTTAATATTTTAATAAATTGTTCAAACCATTGTGTGTTACTAGGATCATTCCAACTTACTGTTGTACCACTCAAATTAAGACCTGAACTATCTAATACATTTTCAGTGGTTTTTACTGCTTCTAATTTTAATAGTCCATTTGCTGCCTGATTACGCTTTGGATTATAGCTTACTAGTCTTGCTAGTCTTAGGATGCTTTCTCTGCGCTCTGCTGTTTCAAGAAAATTTTCTCTTGCATTTAGATCAACACGGAAGGATAAGTTTTGGCCAAGGAATGCAATTAGGTCAATTAGTGCTACATATTCACTAGTTTCAATATAGTCGTTGAAATCTTCAGGATAGTTTTCTCTAAGATACTGAATCATAGTTCTGCGTAAATTTTCAAAATCATAACTTTGAAAATCTGCGTTTCTAAAACTTTGATAAATTCTCTTCCAATCTTGATTGATTAGAAGTCTATTCTGTCTATCAGATACTGACATTTACCTATCCTTACGTTTAATGTATTTATGTGAATTAATTTTATGCGTATTTAATTTAACAAGCCGGCTGCTTGGTCAAATCTAAACTGCATAGTCTGTTGTAAGTTGTAAGGAATTACAACAATATCAGCTTCAACTTGTATTCCGCTTTCATAACTATCGACTAATATTCTTGCTACATTGACCCTAGGATCATAGTTTAAAATAGTAGTAACATCATCTAAAATAGCTTCACGCAATTCTTCAGTAAATGGTTCGAATAGTACATCCCAAATGATTGTACCAAAACTAGGATCACTTAATTTCTCACCTTTTCTAATATGGAAATGATTTACAATATCTTGCTTAATAAGATCAAAATTGTATAGTGTAAAACTACCACGATTAATGTCTGTCGTAGAAAATCCTCTATAAGCAACAGTGTTTCTGCTTAAATTTTCTGTTTTAGCTGGTGCAACAGTAACCCTCTTATATAGATTTTTTTCTAAATTGCTCATAGTAATATTTACCTTTCAGATTTTATGCCACTTCTAAACCAAATACTTTCATTTATACGTCTTTCAATTAGACCATTTACAGGACTGCCTCCTGCGTTATAATAAAGAGTCATTTTTTCCGCAATAGTGTTATTATCTCTAGTACCATTTTCGGTTACTTGACTTAATGATCCTGTGCCTAGATTGTATGAGAAACTAGTAAGTGCATCAATTTGCGGACTAGTCCAGTTATAGCCATTGTCTTGACCATAACGTACAACTTCCTGTCTAAATCTAGAAACATTATCTGCTAGTCTGCGTTCGGCTTCATCTTGGGTAATTACTTCATTTGCACTTAAGGCACGAGTGCCGTAGCCTATACTATATTGTGCGTGATCCCAATATGCTGTGTTCCTAAAACCTTCTTCTGATTTAATAAAGTCTATCAAATCTCCAGGCACTTGTCCTGTTATACTTCTGCCTTCCTCTTGTCTAGGATCAAATGTATCAGGACCTAAAGGATCAACAGTTGATCCAGTAGCAGGTGTTACAGGAACACCGCCGCCTGCTACTCTACTTTTTTGCTGAGAATTAAATGCTCTAGTATCTGCACCTTTTGCAAATGTGTCAGGTGTTAATGGTCTAAATGGAGATTCAGTTAATGCTCCTGGTGACTCTCTATCAGTTTCGTGTGGTTTATATGCTAGAGGATTCATATTTTCATGTTGCATCCACGGTTCGTGCTGTGGAGCTCTACACAAAATACTTTCATATCCTTCTGGGTTTTCTGATCCAGGTGGAATATAACTTAAACTGATTGTAGGTAAATGTACAACTTCTACTGCATCTTCTGGATTAGTTGCGTCTGTTGCTATAGTAGCATCCGAGGAGCTTGCTGCTAGCCCACTATTCCAGTGGATTTGATCTGCGTCTCCTGCAATTATGCCGCCTGCTTTTAGATTTATATTTGTAGCTGCTTGATCGTATATACTAAATGCAGCTTTTCTATAAATTGCGCCGCCTGCTTGAGAATACATTCCTTCTGCTGCTGATTCGTGTATTGTTGCACCGGCTCTTTCGTAAATATTTTCAACTGCAATATCATGTATATCAACATCACTTTTGCGATACCAGCTAAATCCACTAGTTTCATGTGTCATAGCATCTGAACGCTGATATCTACTTTTATTAGTATGGAAATGATAGTCATCTTTTACGAGAACTTTCATTTTATTTTCAACAACTGTGTCTGAAAAATCATGTACAGTTAATTTATAATCTTTGCCAACATCAATGTTTGTGTTAAACACACTTTCAATCTGTACTCTACCACTTTCGTTGCCATTAATGTCTTGTTGTTGAACACCGCTGTATCTAGCAGTAGCTTTCATATTAATATTTCTACCAGCTTCCATGTTAATATCACGTTCTGCTGTTATATTAAGATCAGCACCGGTCATTAAACTTATACTATCATCGGCATGAATATCAATTTTACCATCACTTGTTAATTCTACCCATGCAGTACCTCTGCTGTTAATAATATAAATTAAATCTTCTGAATTATGTAAAAGTATTTGATGACCTGTACGTGTTCTCAAACGCACTAATTCATTATGCGGAATAGTTTGATCACCTTGAACATCATTTGCTTCGACATTTGCATATTCCGGCGGGCCATCTTCTGCATGTACTCGACGTATAAATTTATCATCACCGTCATCAAATACTAAACTACTTCCGCCTAATCTATTATAAAATTGTTCTGCTTTAGATCCTTGATTTCCGTAGGCATACTTAGGAGCACCTGGACGCTTGTCTAGAGGTCCTGGGCTGCTAAATCCAAATACCATACTAGGAATATCTCTCCTAGCACTACTTGTAGTTGTACCTCTAATTTCATCTTTGTAGATTCCTTGTGTTTCTAGAACTTGTAAGAAATCTTTGTTGTAAGGTTTTTTAAATTTAGTAGGATCTTTGCCTTCGCCTGTTTCGACTCTTTTGTTGTATTCTCCAACTGGCAATTTGAGATTACGCAAAGCACTTGGAGTTGCTTCAGTAGTTGCCTTTGTGCTTGCTCTACCATCAGGAAGCATAAAGTTCATAAACTGATCTTGAACGCAACCTATCCAGTAACCTTGCGATGCATTATCTTCTAGGAAAATTACAATAACTTTTGTTCCTACATCAGGAGGGACCATCCAAAAACCATAACTTTTTTGGGTGAAATCATAGCCGTCATTTGGCTGTGTTCCTCTTTGTGGAGTTACTCCGTAAAAAGGACTCAAATATCTTACAGTATGTGTTTGACCAGTTCTTTCTGGATTATTACCAGTAGAAGTATATTTTAATAATTCAACTTCTAGCGTACCCATATATGTTGTATCTAGATGATTTACCACAATGGCTTCGTAGGGGCCGCCTGCTCCGTAACTACTGGTATTAGGACTGGTT